CGAGTGCCGGCGTTATCTGACTCTAATACGACTAACTGGCTGCTTACTGAAGCGCCAGACGCATACTTATATGGCTCACTGGTACACTCCGCACCATATCTATCGGAGGATCAGCGCACGGCTATATGGGCGCAACTATTCGGTGCTGCGCTGCAGCGACTTAATCAATCATCTGACGAGGCAGTCTATTCGGGTAGCGGCCTTGTAATGCGTAACAGGGGGCTTGCATGAGCTTTACTAACTATCTCGAAACCGAAATCCTAGACCATGTATTTAGCGGTAACGCTTATACAGCTCCAGGCACTCACTACCTTGCTTTATTCACAGCGGCTCCCGGCGAGACCGGCGGCGGCACAGAATGCACTGGTACTAGCTACGCACGTGAGACTGTGGCGTTCACTGTGTCAGGCAATGAGGCGACTAACAGCGCGGCTGTCGAGTTTGCCACTGCCGGCAACAACTGGGGAACCATTACGCACGTAGGTGTATTCGATGCCCTTACAAGCGGCAATCTAATGGCCTATGGCACGTTATCAGCGTCTAAAGCTGTAGAGACTGGCGACGTGTTCCGTGTGCCTGCTGGTGACCTAGACATCACGCTAGACTAATGCTTTACGGTCAGTGGAGATACGGCTATGCCGCTTATTCCACAGCGGACTTAGAGAATGCCGCTAGCTTAGGGCCAGCTAATTCCTCCGTAGCTGTTAGCTGTGTACGCGTTAAAGACGCCTCTGCAGCGATTTTGGCAACATCCAGCACTACCGCAACCGCAGGCGTCATACGTCAAGTAGACAGCGCTATAGCGGCCTCTACGACCACATCTGCAACAGGCGCACGCACGTTCAGTGGCGCATCTGCCATTGCTAGTACGACCGCACAAAGCACGAGCGCAGTAAGAACGCGGAATGTAGCGTCAGAAATTGCTTCAAGTGTTATAATCACGGCGAACGCTGTAAACGCTGTTAGGGGCGCGCTATCGATCAATGCGTCGGCAAGTGTATCGCCGGCGGGCGCTGTTACTTTTGCAGGTAGCAGTGATATAGCGGCCAGCTCGGTATTGACGGGCGCAGGAATAATTCTCTGGATTGATCAACCAATTGATGCAGAGACGTGGACTGACCAAGAAGGCAGCGACGCTAACTGGTCTGATCAAACTATCACCGACGAGATATGGGAGGCCGCTTAAATGGCTGACACTACGACTACCACATACAGCCTGACTAAGCCCGAAGTAGGTGCTTCCGAGGATACGTGGGGAACCAAACTAAACACTAACTTTGACACCATCGACGACTTGCTGGATGGTACAACGGCTGTTACTGGGATCGACATAAACTCAGGAACTATAGACGGCACAGTCATTGGTGGAAGTACTGCTGCGGCTGGTTCGTTTACTACATTCACCTCTACAGGTATTGACGATAACGCCGCCTCTACAGCTATTACGATTGATAGCAGTCAGAATGTCGGTATTGGTGCTTCTCCTAGCTACAACTTTCATGTTACTGGTACTGGAGACACTATTGCGGCAGTAACTGCTGGAGCGTCTTCTATTGCTGGCCTGAACTTAGGAAACGACACCAACAAAGCAGATGGTGGTATACGCTATGACAACTCTGCTGATGCCTTAATTTTTAGAGCGTCCAATGCAGAAAAAATGCGCATCGACTCAAGCGGCAACGTCGGTGTAGGTACTGCCAGTCCAGCGTTTGTACTCGATGTTAATCATCCATCAGACAATGGTCTTGCACGTTTTACATCTGGAGACGCAGACGCATACATAACAATCAGTGACGTTAATAGCTCAAGCGCATATAACAGAATTGGTGTTATTACGCATGACATGTATTTTAATACTAATAATGCAGAACGCATGCGCATAGATGCAAGCGGTGTTTTAAAGTTAAATCAATCACGTTCTACTTATGTTGATGCAACCGAAGATTCATCAGCTAAATCACATATGTTTGTAACAAATGATGGCGTAGGAGATTTTAGTCAAGAAGCTGGTCATTTAGTAATTCAGGCACGTACTCACACGTCTGTTTATAGAGACATTATTTTTGCTGGCGGCGTTGGTAGTGCTTCTGACCTAATGCGTATCACAGGCGAAGGGAATGTCGGTATTGGTACTAGCAGTCCGCAAGCGGCAAAGTTCTCTAGCACGCCAAATGGTCTTCTTGAAATAGCTGGGACTAAACCAGTAATTAATCTGCGTGAAACAGATGTTTCGGGCGCTGAATGTTATATGGGGATGAATGGCGGTACCACAGTTATAGGTTCGATAGGCGACGGTCGCATGGTTTTTCAGACCGGTACTTCTAGCGCAATAGAAGCCATGCGCATCGACTCAGCCCAAAACTTGCTTATAGGGACTACTACAAACAGCTCAAATGTAGCAGGTGTTACATTGGGTAACTCAGGGCTTATCACGGCCTGTCGCTCCTCAAATTATTCAGCCATCTTTAATCGTTTATCTACCGACGGTGACCTTGCAAAGTTCCGCAAAAACGGCGTCAACGTCTTTTCTATTGGTACTAGTACTGGTGCCTATCCTTATCTGGTTGGCGGGACTGCCGGTTCTACACACGCAGGAATACGTTTCATCAATGACCAGAGCATTAGACCTTGTACTTCATCAGGTTCTAATTTGGATAACACGTTGGATTTAGGTGTTGGAACCGCACGCTGGGACGATATTTACGCCACTAACGGCACCATCCAAACCTCTGACCGCAATGAAAAGCAAGACATTGAAGAACTGTCTGATGCAGAGCAACGGGTAGCTGTAGCCTGCAAAGGTTTGCTACGTAAGTTCCGTTGGATTGATTCTGTTGAAGAAAAGGGCGATGACGCACGTATCCACTTCGGTATCATTGCTCAAGACCTGCAAGACGCATTTACTGCTGAAGGCTTAGACGCTGGACGCTACGCTATGTTCATCAGCTCTACATGGTGGGAATCTACAGAAGTTATCCCCGCAGTAGAGGCTCAAGAGGCTGTAGTAGACGAGGAAGGTAACGTCGTTGAAGAGGCTGTAGAAGCGCAAGAAGAGCGTACAGTAGTACACACGCATGATACTGCTGAGGAAACCCCTGAAGGATCTGTAGAGCGTACACGACTTGGTGTTCGTTACCCTGAACTTCTCGCATTCATCATAGCGGCAATCTAAGGAGTCTAACTAATGATGGAAACTATTTCTGACATTGCCAACATAGCAACAGCCGTTATCTCAGTAGCGTCTATCATTGCGGCTGTAACACCTACGCCTAAAGACGACGTATGGATAGCTAAGCTGTACCGTTTCATTGACATTATGGCTATTAACATTGGCAAGGCAAAGCAGTAAGGAGTAACGACGATGGGAAAAAATGAAAAAACCCCAATCAACGTGAACGACCAAGAGTATTTTGTTGAAGATTTTTCAGAACAGCAGAAACTGCTCTTGAACCATGTAAATGACCTAGACCGCAAACTGTCGAATGCTAGGTTTAACGTAGATCAACTCGCAGTCGGTAGAGACGCTTTTATCCAGCGCCTAGCAGAATCGCTAGAGCAGGTGGTTGTCACAGATGCCGATTACGACGAGGTTGCTGACCAGGAGGATTGATGCCTCTCATTACTCTGGATATCCCACCGGGGATTGTACGGAACGGAACAGACCTAGAGTCATCTGGTCGTTGGAGAGATGCAAGCCTCATACGATGGCGGAACAACTCTCTTCGGCCGGTTGGCGGCTGGGATACCAGAAAGGCTGCGGCGGCGTCACAACCGCCCCGTGGCGCTGTTACGTGGCTAGATAACTCAGGCGACATCCACTACGCCTTTGGTACCGCAGATAACCTGTATACGTCACTGGCGTCGAACACCATTGTAGACATTACACCTGCCGGCCTAACTAGTGGCAGTGTTGATGCGCAAGAAAATTTAGGCTTCGGCGGTAACTTCTACGGCCAAGAATACTATGGAACCGCTCGGGTTGCTGGCGTGCCAACCGAATGCACAACGTGGTCTTTAGATAACTGGGGTGAATACCTGGTTGCGTGTTCTAGTGATGACGGCAAGCTCTACCAGTGGCAGCTAAACAACGCCACAGACGCTGCTTTAGTGTCGAATGCACCCATCAATAACACGTCAATCTTAGTTAGCGAAGAGAGATTTGTATTCTGCCTTGGCGCTGGCGGTAACCCACGAAAGGTTCAATGGTCTGATCGAGAAGACATCGATACGTGGACGCCTGCGGCTACCAATGAGGCCGGTGATATAGAGTTACAGACCTCTGGCAAGATCATGCAGGCTATTCGCATAAGAGGCCGTGCGCTGATTATTACGACGACTGATGCTCACGTAGCATCTTACTCAGGGCCGCCCGTGGTCTACGGTTTTGAGCGTGCTGGGACTGCCTGTGGCGGGATCTCTCGGCTGTCTGCCGTAGCAGTCGATGAGGGCGCGTTCTGGATGGGGCAAAAGTCATTCTTTATGTATAACGGCTCGTCGGTTCAAGAGGTCGCCTGCGATGTCGCTGACTACGTGTTTGACGATATCAACAATTCGCAAGCATCTAAAGTCTGTGCGGTACATAACTCGCAGTATGGCGAGGTCTGGTGGTTCTATCCATCACGAGACTCCCAAGAGAACAATCGATACGTCTCATATAACTACCAACAAAACTTCTGGATGATTGGCACTTTAGCGCGCACGGCGGCAGTCGATCGCGGTGTATTCCGATATCCAATGTGGTTCGATCCAAGCGCTAACATCTTCGATCATGAGGTATCGCTATCACACGACGGCGATGACATTTTCGTAGAGAGCGGTCCTATATTTGTAGGTGAAGGTGAGAACGTCGTCCGGGTTACTGAAATCATTCCTGATGAGAAGACGCAGGGCCAGATAACTGCTACGTTTAAGACTCGGTTCTATCCTAATGCCTCGGAAAGCTCGCATGGTCCGTTCAATATGACTAACCCTACGAGCGTGCGGTTTACCGGCAGACAACTACGCATGAGAATTAACGGCACTGATTTAGTTGATTTCCGTGTAGGAAACATGAGGCTAGACGTTAAAACTGGGGGCAGAAGGTGAGCATAGGGGCGTTCCCGCCGCCACCTGGCGGCCCTGAGTGGAAGCCTTGGGGCGAACGTCTTAACGACTACCTAAGACGGGTGCGGTCGCAGCTCGCATTTTTTGAGACCGGCGATAGCGCTAAAGATGACGGCATTATCCTGTGGGACTCTACTGGCTACCCGGTCGTGTCAAGCGGTGGTGAGTTTAAACAAATCGTTTTAGCCGATGGTCATGGCGACTTCGTTATAAGCTCTGACTTCACATACACGGCAGCAGATACAACGTATTTATTAAGCTACACGGCAGATAGCAACAACGAGGGTCTGCCTATCAATGGCTCTCAAATTACTTTTGGTGAGGCTGGGTATTACCTTGTTAGCTTTTCTGCTCAGGTATTTAGCTCATCTGCTAGCACTGTAGAGTTTGTATTCTGGCCTAAAGTCAATGGCACAAACTTAGCTGGCAGTACGATTAGAACCGCTTTACACGGGAACTCAGAAACCACAGTAGTAAGCAGGTCGGCCATAATTCAAGTTAGCGCTAGCGACTATTTAGAGGTAGCCACGGCGTGTGACAGCACGAGCGGGTCATTAAAAGCCTTCGCTGGTAGTAGCATATCCGACGAGCCAGCGTGTCCTGCAACAACACTAACGATTATTAGAGTGCATAGGTGATATAATTGGCGACGATAGTAGAGGAATTAGTGCGTTGTGAGCCTTGGTTACAGGCAGCCCTAGAAAGAGCAGGTGGAACGCACACTATCACTGACGTTGTTGAGGCCGTGGCAGAGGGCCGTATGCAGTTCTGGCCGGCACCGAGAGGGTGCGCCGTAACGGAAATTGTAAAGTATCCAAGCAAGAAGGTATTACACATATTTCTTGCTGGGGGAGAATTAGACCAGATCGTAGACATGGATAGTTCTGCGGCTGAATTTGCACGGATGAACGGTTGCACTGCTATGACAATTGCAGGACGCAAAGGCTGGGCTAGGGTGCTGAAAGACAAGGGCTACGAAGTAGCACACACAGTATTAGCAAAGGAACTTTGATATGTCAGGTGGCGGAAAAGGCGGCGGTCAAACTACAAAGGTAGAGATACCACCCTTCATTGAGGAGGCGGCAAAAGAAAATCTTGCTCGCGCTCAGCGTACGGCCGAGATGGGTTATATGCCTTACTACGGCCCTCAAGTCGCGGCATTCACTCCAATGCAAGAGCAGGCTATGCGAGCCACTGGTGGCGCTGCTGAAGCCTTTGGACTTGCTGGACCGGGCTTTGATCCACTTGCAGGTATGCCGCGAGCAGAGACATTTGACGGAGGAATGCGTGGATACAGCTCAAGCGGTCTATTTGAGCAAGCACTTAGCGAGATGAAAACAAAGAATCCTCGGCAGTTTGCACAGTATTCTGCGTTGCCGACGAGCGTTCCATCATTGGGCGACTATACGCCAGTAAAAACGCCCCCAGTACGTTCTCCAGGACCAAGCGGCCCACCAAATCGTGGCGGTGGCAGAGACCCAATTGCTGGCGGTGGTTTTGGGCCGTCTGGCTATGATTTCACGACAATGCCATTTGGCGTTTTTAGCGGACCAACCGGAGACTTTTTTGATCCTTCTTTAGGCTCTGGCTATGTGCCTCCTGGAAGAGCGCGGTTAGTTGATCAACGAATGCAGGATCTTGAAAACAGCATTACAGATATGCGAGGTCGTTCTGAATTCGACAGGTCATATGATGTCTCGGGGTTTGAGGATCAATCATCTGGAATGGCAAATCAATTGCCTGCATATCAACCATTCGACCCTGTGGATTTGCAAAACCAAATTGCAGGATTACGTGAGGCTCCGCAGTTCGATCCGCTTGCCCTTCAAAATCAAATGGAAGGCTTTCAAGGCCAAACACAGGCAATTGCACCATTTGATCCTAGCGGTTTGATGGGGCAGATAGCCCCATTAGAAGCCCAGTTAAGCGGCTTGCAGTCAGCATATAACCCCGTAGCAATGGATGGGTTTAGTCCGTTTGGTGGCGCAATCAATGTCGGTCCAAACGGCGGTAGGATTAAGTTAGCGGGTGGGAGCGTATAAGATGGCAGGATCAAGCCCAGGACAACCAATGACAGCAACGGCGGGTATCAAGCCGCAACCCGGCATGATGCTTCCGCCAGGCCCAGCAGGTAATATTAAGAATATGGGCGCTCCTCAACCTAGCCCAGCATCAGGCGGCAAAGGCGGTGGTGTTCAAGCGCCTCCAAGCATGGCTTTACCACCAAGGTTCGATCAGGTTGATGGCCCTGTAGTTGGCTCACCTGCTGTACAAGCTCCTGTTGCACCAGCACAGCCAAGCATCTATCAACAGGCCGCAACTGGTATCGGTAGAGCAATGGATACGACTACCGGCGAACTATCGTTTCAACCATCTGCAATACAAGGCATGGGATATCGCGCGCAAAATGTCAGGCCAGATGTTGGTCCATACGCAGGCGATATAAACGCACCTAGAGTGGGTTATGCAGGCGACGTAAGATCAAGAACCGCTCCGTATGCCGGCGACGTAGCAGCACCGACAGCGGGCTATGCCGGCGATGTAACTGGTATGGGCTATACAGCTAGAGATGTTAGCGCACCGACTATGGGGTACGCGGGTGACGTTACCGGGATGGGTTACTCAGCGCCAAGTATTGCGCAGAACATTGGTCAGTTTGTAAATCCTTTTGAGCAACAGGTTGTATCTGGCGCGTTAGGCGACATTGAGCGGCAGCGTCAAATGACAGCCAACCAGCTTGCGTCTCAGTTTGGCGCGGCAAAGGCGTTTGGCGGGTCACGACAAGCCATTCAAGAGGCGGAGCTAGCAAAGTCAGCTTTAGAGCAGGGCGCTAGCACAGCGGCTTCTTTAAGACAGCAAGGCTTCGGTCAGGCGCTACAAGCAGCGGGCCAGCAAGCTCAGATGGGCGCACGCGCACAGGAGTTTGGCTTAGGTCAGGGACTACAAGCTCAGTTAGCCAATCAAGCAGCAAGACAGCGATTTGGTGAGTTTGGCGCACAGCAGGATGTACAGACACAACTTGCTAACCAAGCCGCGCAAGCAAGAGCTTCAGAATTCGGAGCAGGTCAAAGCATCCAAGCACAACTTGCTAATCAGGCAGCTCGACAGCGCTTTGGAGAATTCGGATCGCAGCAAGGCTTACAAGCTGCTCTTGCTAACCAAGCGGCCCGTCAGAGATTTGGCGAGTTTGGATCGCAACAAGACATTCAAGCACAGCTTGCCAATCAAGCGGCACGTCAAAGGTTCGGAGAGTTCGGGGCTGGGCAGGATATCCAAGCGCAATTGGCTAACCAAGCCGCACGTCAACGATTTGGTGAGCTGGGTGCAGGGCAGAGCATACAGGCTCAATTGGCTAACCAAGCGGCTCAAGCTAGGGCGCAAGAGTTCGGTCTGGGTCAGGGTATGCAGGCACAGCTCGCTAATCAGTCCGCACGTCTTGCAGGCTCACAGCAACGCCTCGGAGCGGCCTCACAGCTCGGTTCACTAGCCAACCTTGGCTTCGGCATGGGTCAGACCATACAAGGTCAGATGGGCCAGCAGGGAGCGCTACAGCAGCAGCTACAGCAACAGATCATGAATCAGGCTCAGCAGCAGTTTGAGGGCTTCCGTAACTACCCAGCTCAGGCATTGGGTTACTATGCTCAAGCTCTGGGTGCTACACCGACACCGCAAACCCAGCAGACTACTAAGCAATTGGGTCTTATGGATTACTTAACTGCGGGTGCAACCATAGCTGGGATGATACCGTCGGATAGACGGCTTAAATCCGACATCAAGCAAGTAGGTAAGTTGCCATCGGGTCAAAACGTGTACTCGTGGACTTGGAACGAAAACGCCAGCGACATTGGCCTTTCTGGTAGTTCCATGGGTGTAATGGCGGACGAGACAGATCCATCAATGGTCGTCACTGGATCGCATGGCTATCAAATGGTGAATTACGGGGCATTACTTTCATGAGCTTCTATGACGAGCTAAAGAAGATAATGGACGTTGATGCTGAGGGTAATTACTCTACCTTCAAGCCGTTGCCAACGGTTGATGAAACTAACTCAAGTCAAGATATGCAGGCAGGAATCAACCAGTACCTCGATGCCCTGCAAAGGCAAACGAAGCGCCAAGCTCAGCCTATGAATGTTGGGCTTTTAGATATGCAAAGAGGTGGAGGAATAATCCCTACTACCCCAGTGCAATTAGAAAGCACTGAAAGAAAAATGCAAGGCTTGTTAGATTTAATGGCGATTTTGAAAGGGCCACAAGGATAGAGTTATGGCAGGAATGATGACAGGTCAAGCTGTTTCACCTAGAGCGAGCAGCAAAGAGGATGAAGAGCGCAGAATGATGCAGATGATGGAGCAGATGCAACAGCGTCGCGCTCCTAATGCTGCAATGGCTATGACGCCAGAAGCGCAACAGCAAATGCGAAACTTTCAAGCCGGCCGTCAGCAAGCGGCTCAGCCTTTACAGTCGGTAAGCGGTGGTTCTGGTACTGCTAAGCCCGAAGCGCCAGGCTTGTTAAGTCGCATAGCACGGCGCACTATGGATGTAATGCAAGATCCTGTGGCTAACGCTCAATTAGTATCTGCGCTTAACTCACTGCGTTTTGAGCCTGATCAGCAGCTTGGGAAAGTAATGCAAGCTCGTGCAGCGGGAGTGCAAGAAAGGCGACAAGGGTTCCAAGATACTGAAGCCGCATTAGGACTACTAAAGCAACGAGGGGCGCTAGATAGTTATTCTCCACAGCAAATAGAGCAGCTAAGAAATTCTCCTCGCTTAGTAATGGCATTAGCAGAGGCAGCCATGAGAGCGCCAAAAGCACCATCGACTTTCCAGCAAAAAGTGGATGCGCTGGTAAGTACGGGAATGCCTCGTGCGCAAGCTATCAGGCAGGTAATAGAAGGCGAGGCGGCAGGTACTAACATTAATATGCCTGATCCTGCCCGTGCCACAATTTACAAAGCAACTTTTGAGTCTGATACAGCCATGCAGAATGCGGCGCGTACCGCGTTAGACACTATTAACAAAAGCAATGAAACGCTCAGCTTGTTGGAAAGAGGCAATTTAAATCTTGGCTTAGCTAACCCTGTCTTACAGTTCAAAGATCGCTTGCTTAGTCTAACCGGAAACGTGGACGCCGCCGCAAGAGCCTCTGATACTGATTTACTTAACTCCATGTTAGGCACAGACGTGTTCGGAGCAATTAAATCTCTTGGTATTGGGGCCAGAGGATTGGATACTCCTGCGGAAAGAGAGTTTTTGCGTGAGGTCTTAACAGGAACCACCTCTATGGAGCCTAAGACCATCGAAAAGATGGCAAGATTACGAGCTAAGTATGCCCGTAAAGCAATTGATCGTTACAACTCAGCAGTAGAAGCTGGTCAGTTCTCTTATATCGAAGAGGCTATGAATCAACCTCCAGGCTCCCGATTTAGCAAGATTGACGCTCCTTCGCTAATCGATTTAACTCCGGTTGAGCGTCCCGCCGGATACCCAGAGGAAGATTGGGCGCGAGTTCCACAACAGCGTCGCCAACAAGCAAGAGATGAATGGCTACGCAGAGGATAGAGTTGAATGATAACACCAGCGCAACAAGAATATCTTGCACAGCAATCTCGTCTTTTTGAAGAAGAGGCGTTATTGAAAGCAGAGGGTGGTCGTTTAGAGGAGAGTGATGGTCAGCGCGCCTTTATTTCGCCTAAATTTTCGACAACAGACCCAGCAACAATTTCTGCTATCGCTAAAGAAATTGAATCTGGCGGATCGCTAGACACATTTCTCGAAAAGCAGATGGCGCAGTCTTATGTACAAAGTCGCCCATTAGAGTCTGCTGCGGCTACTTTTATGCAAGGCATTCCATTTATTGGTGAGTCAATTCCAGAAGCCGTCGGGGTAGTTAGCCCAGAAAGCCGTACAGAAATAGAAAGATTGCAAGAGGCAACTGCAACGGCATTCCCAAAAACTTCGATGGCTGCTCGTACTGGCGCTGCAGTATCTACTGGCCTTGCGGGTGGATTAATGCCCGGAATTTCAAGGTTAGAGCGTGCAATTGATACGCCGTTACAGGCTGGGTTGGCTGCAACCGGATTTGGCGGTGCAGAAGGTTTAGCTAGTGGAATGGGTGCTGGTGAAGGCAGTGTTGGTGAAAGATTTGTACAGGCTTTACCGACTGCTGCAGTGTCGGCTGTAGCAAGTGGCCCGATTGGGTTTTTGACAAACATTTTTTCTCGCAAAATAGGTTCCGTTTTATCAGATCGTCGCGCTGTGGGCCAGGTTGCTGAAGAGCTAGGTATATCACGAGAAGCCGCAACAATAATCGGGCAAACTCTGGCTCGGGAGGGCGGCAGCCTAGAGCAAGCAGTTGAGAATTTAAGAAGAGCTGGTGAAACTGGAATGCTTGCAGATGCTGATAAGGCGGTTGCGGCAGTTTTAGACGCATCAATGACAGCGGCAGGATCTGGTGGTGTTGCTGCACGCAGAGCCGTTACTGAAAGAGTACAAGAAGAATCAGAGCAACTAGGCGGAGCAATGACGCGCGCATTAGGCAAAGAGCCTACTGGGATGCGCACGGCAGCAGAGGAAGCTGCGGCACGGCACGCGCCTATGACTAGGCTTGCTTACGCAGAAGCGTATGCGCAACCTATTGATTATTTAAGCACGGCAGGTCAACGTGTCGAAGCGGTGTTAGCTAGAATTCCCAACCAGTATAAGCAACGAGCTTTTGCGGCTGCTAATGACTTAATGCAGATAGATGGTGTGCGCAATCAACAGATGAGGGCAATTATTGGGGATGATGGTGGAGTTGTTTTTGAAGAAATGCCAAATGTGGTTCAGCTTGATTATTTAAAGCGCGCGCTACAAGACATCGCTTACGGCCCTGATTTTATGCCAGCTTTAGCAACTAAACCTCAAGGCTTAGGTGGTAAATTGAACGCATTAGCAGGCGAGCTGCGAGGCGCTTTAGGGGACGCGGTCCCTCAATATGACCAAGCGGTAAGGCGTGGCGGCGACGCAATTCGAGAAAGGATTTCTGGTGATTTAGGAGTGCGGCTATTAAGTGGCAATGTGACTCGTGAAGAAGTCATGGAAGCCGTGCGAGGAGCCTCTGCCACAGAGCTAAATGCCATGCGGTTGGGCTTGCGCAACCAGATTGACGAGATTATGGCTAACGTCAAAATGTCTATCAATCAAGGGGATAATGAGTCTGTTGGCGCGGCTCGAAAGTTACTGAGAGAGCTTTCCAGCGCAGCAAACAAGCAAAAACTTCAAATGCTTCTGCCTCCTCAGAGATACAATGCGCTCATGAAGAAGCTGACTGAAATAAGATCGGCTTTCGAGCTGCAAGGTGAGTTAGCGGTTGGAAGTAAGACGGGTCAACGCCAAGACCTATTAAAAATGATGGATGAGCTAACATCGCCCGGAGTCATAGGGTCAGCAGCAAGGGGCGAGCCAATCAAGGCAGGTCAGCGCGTGATTCAGTTCTTAACTGGAGAAACTGATGAAGCTATGCAGTCGCGTAGATCAGAAATATTTAGAGAAGTTGCTGATACACTTACGACAATACAAGGGCGTGATGCTGAAGAGGCATTAATGATTGTTGCTGAGGCAATGCAAAAAGGAAAAGTATCTGCAGCAAAAGCTGGGTTTGTTAGCAGGGTATTACAGCGCTCTACTGTGCCGGCGGCCTCTGAGTTAGCGCCAATGATGTTATTAGATTCGGAGCAATAACATGGATTTAAAACCAATGACAGAGCAGGACATTGAGGGCATTGCACGAGAGGCTGTGCAGGATGCTGTCGATTTCTGCGAATCTGAGATTGCTGAAGATCGGATCAAGGCGCAGCGTTACTTTGATGGCGAGACTGACATCGGCGAAGAAGAGGGTCGATCTAAGGTCGTGTCTACAAAGGTACGTGATACCGTACGGGCTATTAAGCCCTCTCTCATGCGTGTGTTCCTATCGACTGACAAGCCTGTGGAATTTGTTCCCCGCAACCAGGAAGACGTTGCGATGGCAGAGCAAGCCACAAAGTATATGCACTATCAGTTCAATGAGCTAAACGGCTATAGGGTGCTTAACGATGCAATACACGACGCGCTTGTTAAAAAGGTCGGAGTGGTCAAGGTTTATTGGGATATGTACCAAGACCAAGAGGTATTTAAGTTCCAAGACCTTAATGACATGGAGTTTTCTGTACTCGTCAATGAAGATGACGTGGAAGTCTTGGAGCATACAACCAATATGGTCATGGAA